TATACCAAACAATTGGCAGTATGATACAAATTTCTTGTTGATATTGTATTTATCCCAGGATATTTCATATCCCATAGATTCCATGAATCTTGGAATTCTTACAAGATCTTCAAACAGACCTATTCCCAAGTGGTCGTCTCCTGCGCATGCGTAGGCCTTGACACTAGAGAAAGATCTTTTAATCGATGGGGTTTCAGGAAGCAGCCAGTCTTTGACTGAGTCATGCTTTCTTTTAACAGTTGATCTCCACGCTCCGTAGCTACTCATAGTGAGCACTATCTTCGTGAGTGGATCTCCCATCATTATTCCACGTTGATTTGAAAACACGATACTTTGATCTTCAAAGTACGCGTTTATCTTTCCTTCGTGGATCGCTTTGCTTAGAGCTCTTTTCTCTGCTCCTTTAGTCTTGAATTCAAGACGTTTAGGAGTACAAAGTAGAGCCGAAGCCTCTTTGAGGTACTTCTTCTCGGCCATAGTTATGGCTCCTTGAGAATGTAACTCATTTATAAAACCGTTTAGCAACCCGAAACCTGTTTCGTGGGGTGCTCTATCTGTTGCTGACGTCATATCACTTGTTGATATGAAGTCATCAATAGTAGGGTCATACTTGTACTCTTGTGAGAACTTGTATAAACCAGCGGTATCGCTAAGTCCAACCCTGCACGCTGGCAAGGCTTCTAAGAAGCCTCGAAGTGTGTGGGCGGCTGGCGACAGAAACTCATTAAGCCAAGTCTCGTTACATGTAACTGGTCTTATCTTATATGAAGTTTCCTTTACAATACTGACCTTACCTCTTGGAAATGTTTCCATTTGATCAAGGTCATATTCAGCTCGCCACTTGTAATATTCCTTGGAACTCCATTCGAATATTAAAGTGCCTAACCGTGCATCTATTCCAAGAGCAAACCCTGTTTCCTCTCGGTCTATATACCCGGGCGTTATATATTCTCCAAATACTCCGTCTAGGGGTTCGTCTAAATAGGCGGCCCTCCAGACTTCGTAAATGGCGTTTTCGTTGGTACATACGACTTTGTCTCTACTGTCCAACCAAACGTCTCTCTTGTCATCGTAGGTAAAGACCGATGTTATCGGTGAATGGAGGAATTTATTAAATTCTCCTTTCGAATATTCATTCCATTTACCTCCTTCTGACCTTCCGTATTCATAAGAGCTTGATGAAGTAAAACTACAATGGTAGTCTTTCTTTTCTTCACAAACTTTTCTGAACGTTGTATTAGTTTCTTCCGCAGAATCTTGTATATTTATACATACATCCTGCGCAATTAACTTTCCGACCATCTCGCATCCGTACTTAAGGGATTTATCCCAACAGTATAGTTCTGATTCAGACTTATGCGCGTCGTAATGCGATCTTGGTATAAATTGTTCTGATTCGGGTGTCTCATCCTTATTTGTATAAGGCTTTGTCAGACCACCGATATAGTCCACGACCTTTTCGATTGTAGCCTCCTTACTTGGTAAAGGAAGCAATCGTGTCTGGGATAAAATCCCTAGATACCACAATATATCAAGGTCTTCAAACTCTCCAACAGATCTCTTATTCTGGATCAGTTCATATAACTTATCCACAATTAGTTTCTGCTGTTGATTAGATGGGGTAATATTACATCCAACAACTCTGTTGTCAGTTATGATATTCCCGATAATAACCACAGATTTCTTCCAGTCAATGACTTGGGAGTCTATGGTCCCATCTTTGTACGATTGTGAGAAAAGCGATCTAATTAGACCGCTTATCTCATCTATATAATCTTCTCCAAAAGCCATAAACATTGTTATGGCAATTGCTCTATAAAAGAGAACGGTTCTTGAGTCTCTACGTGTACAGATCTCTTCAACCAGTCGAGAAGTTTTAGAAGTGT